CACTGTGCCATAATTTTCGGCTCCTCTCCCAACCCGTGCCCGGGTGGTGAAATTGGTAGACGCAGGGGACTCAAAATCCCCCGCCGCAAGGCGTGCCGGTTCGATTCCGGCCCCGGGCACCAGCAGTCTTTGCTACAAAAACAGTAGCTGTTCAACATCCGTTCAACAGCGCGTTCCGCAAACGCACTGGCTCAATCGGTGTACTGCCTCCTCTACGTCCTGCGCTTCGAGGGCCGCAAGCTGCCCAAGGAGCGGGTGCGGGAGATGGGCCGCCCCGGCTGGCTCTACATGGGCCAGAGCCGCACCAAGATCCATCCCCAGGTGGACGCCGTGTTCACCCCGGACGAGGCCGGGGCTGAGCCCGTGGTCCTCCAGCACGCCCACGTCAAGCTGATCGACAAGGGCGGAATCATGATCTACGGCTCGGACGCGCCAGGCTACAACCCGTCCTATCAGCGGCAGACTTGGTGGGTGGTGCCACGAGTAGGGCCGAGCACCTAAAAATGTTCTTGCCCTGATCCGGGCGGTGTCCTACCATTCGGACACGGCAGGGCAATCAGGCCCGCCGAAGCTGGCATAGGAGGCCACATCATGACCAAGCAATTCGCCCTCATCCGCGCTGACCTCAATAGCTCGGAGTCCGAGGTCATCAGCACCCACAAGACGAGCGATCTGGCCTACAAGGCTGCCGCCAAGTTTGACGGCACGACCGGCGCCATCGGTCTCTATGTCGCCGCCCGCAAGGCTGACGGCCAGTGGGAGTCTCGGCTGGAGGCTCGGGACCGGCTGGAGGCGGTCGCTTGAGCCGGCTGCTGGTGGAGGCCGGAGAGGCCCTGTACGGGCCTCAGTGGCAGTCCGCCCTCGCCCGTGACTTGGGCGTGTCCGACCGCACGGTGAGGCGCTGGGTGGCTGGCACAACGGAACTGCCGCAAGGGGTCTACGTCGATCTGCTGAGGCTCACGCAGGAGCGCGCTCAGGTGCTTGAGGATCTAGCCGCCAGACTGCGCGAGCTGGGGTAAGTGCTGGGCTGCGGGCATTGCCGCAGCAGGGGCCTACTTCGTGAGTGCGTCGTAGCTGGCCTCACACGCCTGCCCGGCAATCCTCAGTCGGTCAGCGTACTCGCCGACTGCGACAAGCTCTTGGCTATGCCGATGGAGCACGTCAACCAGCAGATCGAGGGGGTCGGCACTAGGCTGACCCTGGCCTGTGCTGGCAGCGGGGGCACTCGGGCAGGCTCGACGGGCTGCACTGGCAGCGGCTGAGCGCAGGCCGTCAGCAGCAGCGCGAGAAGCGGCCAGATCAGCCGCCAGAGCGTCGATTTGAGCTTGGGCATGGGCAGCAACCTCCTGCACGTCTCGCGTGCGCTGTGCCTCGATTTCGCGCTGCCGGCGCTCGGCCCGGGCAACCTGCTCGGCGGCCTGCTGGCGGACCTGGGCCAGCTCGGTGCGCGCCGACGCCCCACCCTGCCGGTACGCCTGCCAGTGGGTCCAGGCCAGCAGCACCGCCACCCCAGCAGCAGCCCACAGGCGCCAGTTCAGGAGGGCGGTCATGTCAGCAGATCCTCCTTGTAGAGGCGTGCGCTCGTGGATAAACTTGCGGCACCTGCACAGGCATGGAGGCGCATCCGCTGGCTCGGTAAGGCCACGGGAACGTCACCAGCTACCAACGCTGTCTCACTAGCGTTGGCCGCTTTCAGTAGGTATGCGCCTACGTCATGAAGGCGGGGACTAGCCGCCCAGAAGGGTGGCCTGCCACGGCCCTTGTAGTTCGACTTCCTCAAGATATCGGAACTACAAGGGCCTTTCCTTTTTCCTCGGCGCGGCAGCAAATCACGTGCAGCAGGGTAGTCATGTCGCTGGCCTATGCACGTCGCAGGGACGTGTACGCATTTCATCGTTTTGCATACATGTCGGCAGCGGATCGTCCGAATCGATGTCGATGAGACGCGGGCCGGCGTAGAGGCCGGCAGACCATGCTGACCAGCAGTACCGCACCTGGGGGCCGGGCCAAGGGCACTTGCTCACCGTGTGGTCAGGCGATCCGCAGCGGGCGCAGGGCATCACGGTTCCTTCGCGGTAGCTTTCTGCACGACATTGGCGCCCAGATAGCCGCCGAGCGCGAACATGCTCAAGGTGACATAGCCGCCTTGGTCCAGCAGCCCAGCGATCCGCAGGCCGGTGAACACGAGGAAAGCCAGGACCGACAGCACGAATTTCCGGCTCAGCAGCCGTTCGAGCATTTCTTCGGTCATGACGTGCACAGGCGGTACTCCGCCTCCCTGCGCTTGACCAGGCCAGGGAGGACGCGGCCACCTGCCAGGGTCCAGCGCTTCAGCTCGCTGCACCACTCGACGGATGGATATCCTGCATTCGCCTTCCGGGCCATCGTGGACTTGCACACTGCCCCGGCCCCCACATTGAACGCGAAAGACACGATGGCCGCCTTCTGGCCGTCCGTCAGCGGGCGTTTGAAGCAATCCAGTGCAGCTGCGTGCTTGACGAGGTCATCGGCCAGCAGCGTCTCGCATTGCTCGCGGGTGTATCTCTCGCCCAGGCGCAGCATCTGGTCGTCGTGGCCGTAGCAGACCGCCATCCGGCCAATCGGATCGGCGTAGACCACGGGGACGTAGCCCTCGAAGTAGGCCACTGTAGAAACAGCAAGGGCCGCCGCAGCAGCCCCGATCATGGAGACGAGTTTGGCCTTACTCATCATCCAGCCCCATCGGCCGCGAGAACCCATGTCGCTCGGCCCAAGCCTTGATCTTCACCCCCCAGTCGGTTTCCTCGCGCCACCACTTCCTGATGTAGTAGCCGATCTGCACCAACAGCAGCACGCCAGTCAGCGTCATGATGATGGCCTGCCCCGTCGTCAAGTAGCCGGCCACTCCTGGGACTTGGTTGGCGGCTGCAACGGCGATGTCGCGTGCTTCTGTTTTCATCCTCGATGCACTCCTTCGGGGTCGATGCTGTCCAGAAGCTGCACACGCAGGACCAGGGCAAGACGCTGCCGCCATCCAGTGCCGGTCGTGCTCAGCCGCCACAGGCGCTCGGACAAGGTCCATTCGCGCGGCCACTCCATGAACAGCAGCGTGCCGAAGACGACATGGACCACGAGATCGAGCGCGAGCCCCACGGCCAGCGTGGGGTAGCCCAGCACCTTCTGCGCGAGCGTGAGCGCGCCGGAATCGCGCACTTGCTTCAACCGCATGACCGCGACGAAGAACACCCACAGGAGCCACACGGTGGCAAGGGTGTAGACGGCGATCATTGCGGCAACTCCAGAACCGGCATCATGGCGATGGCCTCCTCGGCCGTGGGCATGGGCGCCTGCCCGGCCTGCACCAGCGCGAGGTGGGCATAAGCCTGGGTCCACACGGCAGAGCGCCAGGCGAAGAACGCCTCCGCCTCGGCGGCGAACTTGGGATTGGAGTCGCCTCGATATGTGATGGCCGTCTTGATGTCGTCATAGCCAATCGAGCGCGCGGCAGCATCCAGGGCCTCCTGCACAGCGTCGGTGAGCCCCCTCACCATGGCCGCCTGCAGGTCAAACTCAGGATCGATCTCTTGCAGGTATGCGACGTAGCGCGGATCGCGCAGGTCCGCAGGCACCAGCGTGTCGCCGATCAGCACGCCGTCAGGGACGATGAAGTACGTCGTCATGCGACCTCCACGACGCCGTTGAGCGCAATGCGGTAGCCCGTGCCGCCCGGGTAGCTGTTGTCGTATTTGAAGATGTTAAGCTGGTTGGTGTTGATCGTGCCCGTGCAAGCGTTGCCTGTGGCCTGCGATTCGCGGCCTGCGATGGTGGACTCGGCCGCAACGCTGAAGGGCAACGGCACGATGATGCGACCCGACGCAGTGCCATTGGTCAGGATAGTGACGACAACATTCAAATAGGCAGTCTTGGCAACCACCGAATACTTGAGGACGTACTGTGCTGATGTGAACGTCCCGGTAGATGCAGTTGGGCTCCCCAGAACCTGAATCCAAGGCCCTTGCAGAGACGACGATTGCGCTGAAATCAGCCCATAGGCCACCTGCGACAGCCCCGAGTCCAGCACTCCAGAGTCGTTCACTACGGTTATCGTTGTGATTCCGGTTGAATAGACAGCATTGGTGATCGTGCTGTATATCGTGCCGCCAGTGTTCTGTGTCTTGATGCGGCGTCCGACCTGGAAAGTTGGGGTTTGATCTCCAACCAGCGAAAACGATACAGAAGACACATACGACGGGGGCGCCTGGAACACAACCCATTGATCGATATTCACGGCGGCGTCGTTGATGCCGCTGATGTTGTCGATGGTGCGTTGCACAACTCCGGCGGCGTCTTTAATGACGTACTTGTATGCAATGCCACCCGTGATCCAAACAGCCCCCTGGCTATTGACGCCAAGTGTGTTCAGGACGATGGGCCATGTGTTGGGGGCCAAGCCGCCCTGATCGCTGTACGTCGTGGCGGCAGTGGATGTGCCAGCAAAATAGACCTCAACAGTTCCACCGGAAAGTGGGTCTCCGTTGGCGTCTACCTGCTGGTCGTTGAGGATGGGCGCGAGAAAGTTAGCCATGTTTCAGACGAAAAAATGGCCGCGCTAGGCGGCCTGGGTGGCAAAATCAAGACGTGGACTACTTGACGTTCAAACTCTGGAAGCTGCTGATCGTGCTCGCGGCCGTCTTCGTCTGGCAGTTCTGGCGCGGCCTCAACGGTCTGCCTGCAGAACAGGAGCAGCCCGATAGAACATCTGAGCCAGGTCGGGATCGCCAATGAGCTGACCTGACGGCCCATTGAGGAGCCGGCCCTTCACGGCGTTACTGTTCAGGAGCATGTTGACAGTGCGTCCCGTGCCAACCCCCGCTGCCAGCCCAGCAGGACCACTCAATCCAAGGGCCAGTGCCCCGGCCCCCACCCGCTGAGCCGCACCGTGAGCGCCTTCTCGGCTCTTGAGGAACTGAGCCGCGATGTCCGCCAGTTCCTGAAGTTCAGGGTTGTTGATGTTCTTCATGTTCGCCAGACGGCCGATGGAGATACCACCTTCGGCTCCGTTCTGAGCGATGTTTTCCAGCGCCAGCATGTTGCCGTACTGCTTGCGTACAGCGGCGAATTCAGCCGCCTGCTTTGGCCCGAGCGAGCGATCCAGTGCCGCCATCAGCTTTGCCTTCAGGTCGCGTGCGTAGAAGGCTTCGGGCGTGCTGCGATTGCTGATCCGGTCCAGCGTGCGTTTGATGTTGTACGCCGCCTGTCCGTCGATCTCTCCCGTAGGCGCCTTAGCCAAAATCTCGTCCACCTGCCTAGAGATGATCCCCGCCCCGTCCGAACCCAATTCGCGGCTCGCCATATTCGCGGCGTCCGCCAAATCCTGCATGAACTGCTGGTCCACCTTGACGGTGTTACTGCGGAGCACGTCATCGAACTTCGAACCCAATTCCGTCTGCGCCTTTCGCAGTGCCTGCGTCACGTTGTCGCTGTTCTGCCCGAAGGTCTTGGAAAGCGCCGTGTTTAACTGCGATTCCATCTTGCCCATCGTCGAGGCACGACCACTGAAGGGCACATAGTCCAAGCTTGCCGCCAAGGCATTCAGTGGCTTGCTGTTGACCAGGCGGTCGGCAGGAATGTCGATCCCGAGTTCCTTTGCCCGGACCGCGAGTTCCTTGACCTCCGGCGCCATCTGGCCTCCAGAGAGGGTGCGCCCAAGCGCGTTCCCCGCGGCCCCAATTGCCTTCGTGGCAACAGGCATCGCACCCCCGATTGCGGCCCCCATCGCCGCGTCCTCCGGATTCACCAGCCCGGCGGCGGCTCCGCCCGTCACCGCGCCCCCGGCCGAGCGCAGAAGAAGATTCTTGGCACCTTGCAGCGCCGTGCTGGCCTTGGGGCCACCCAGGGTCATGCCCCCGGTCGAAAGCGAGTTCACAACGGCAGGGCTTGCCCCTGCGGCCTTCGCACCGACGCCAAGAGCAGGCCCGGCCCCAGCTGTGCCCGCGATCTCGCCCGTCAGCTTGCCGCCCTGATAAGCCAGAGAGTTCGGATCAGCGCCGACGAGCGTCTGAAGGCCCTCGTCGATACCGCGCCTGCGCTCGCGGTTCGATTCCAGCGACAGGCCCTTTCCGTTGATGGCGTCCTTGGCGATGTCGTAGGGCGCGATGAGCGTCGAACCGATGGACCCGGCCCCACGAACGAGGCCGGCCATCGCGTTCTTGGAGAAATCGCCGTCCGTCATCGCGTCCGCAATGACATTGATCGGGCTCAGCGCACCAGCAGCAGCGCTCAGGACGCGGCTGCCAACGCTGCGCTCCTTTTTCGGCTCCGACTTGGCGAACGGGTCGAAGTCCACCGCCTCCAACTGAGGAGCAGAGGCAGGTTCCAGCGTGGCGGCCTGGGCCGAAGGGATGACCGCATCTGCGACACGCTCCAGCGTCTGCGTGACCGGCCCCTTCCGGTTTGATGCCATGCGGGTTGCTTGGGCCACCTTGTCGGCATAGCGCGGGTCTTCAGCGTAGCCCTTCAGGCCCGAGGTGAACTTCGATGGATCGGCGCCAGCACCAACAGCGCCAGGGTACTTGCGCTGGATGAGAGAAACGAAATCGTCAGCGAAGGCGTCCGGCGACTCGTACTGGCGGTACTTGTCCCGGCTGCCGGTCATGTTGTCCGTGGCGGCCACTCCTGAGCCGGAGAAGTCCTTGATGTTGCCGAGATTGTTGGTCCCAGGAATGACCGACCGACCCCAACCCGTCTCAAGGCCCCACTGTCCGAGCAGGATGGCCGGATCAATGCCCAAGGCTTTGCCGGCCTTCTCTGCCGCCGGGCCGTAGCGCGCTGCGAAGTCCTCCGGAGTGGCCTTGGCCTTGAACGGGTCGAAGCCGACTTCTTCGAGCTGGGGCATCGCTACTCCTTCACCCGGAACCACTTGCCGTTCTGCTGGACGTAGTAGTTCCCGTCCGGGGCAAGTTCAGCCATCATGTCCTTGCCGCCGATGTTCATGCTCTTGGTCTTCGGCCTCGGTCCATCCTTCGCGGGAGGCGTTGCCGATGCAGGCATGCCCCCACTGACCCGCGCTCGCGCCGCCTCCATGTCCCGCATGATGCGGTCGATGGATTCCCGGAATGCCTTCTCCCCCATGTTGGGGTCCAGGGCGCCGACAGCAGCAGTGAGCTTTCGCCCCTCAGCGTCGGAAAGAGCGCCCATCCCCTTGAGCTGAGCCACCATCGGGACGAATGCCTGCGACTTGAACGTTTCCAGTTCAGCCTGGAAGTTGGCCGAATCGCTCCCCGGCATTGTGGGCAACTTGCTCATCACCCCAACCGAGCGCTTCAGGCCGGGATGCTTCGCCAGCCGGTCCAGCGTGCCCAGCATGGTGTCGAAGCTGGCGATCTGCCCACCTTTGGCGAGGTCTGCCGCGCGCTGCTTTTCCTCGCGCTTCAGGTTGTTCTCTTCGACCTTCGTCGCGTTGAACTCGCGCGCCCGCTCATCGACCATCCGGGCATTCGCAGCCGAATTGGCAATGGTCGCAGCGTTGTTCGCCCGGGAGGTCTCGGCCGACAGCAGCGCTTCAGGACTGGCCGTCTTCTGCATGGACGCGCCAACAGTCACCTCCCCCGTCAGAGGGTTGGTGCGCTGGGTCTGCTTCGTGCCGCCGAGGTCCACCGTTTCAAACTTGCCAAGCACCTTCTCGGCGTCCGCACCCCAGCCCATCGCCAGTTGCCGCAGGGCATTGGGATCATTGCGAGCGGCGTACACCTTGGCCTTCGCGTCATCGACCATCTGTTGCGGCAGCCCGTACTGCTTCGCTGCGGTCTCGATGGTGCCGATGGCGTTCGCCTCAGTCGGGTTCGCCATGATCATTGCGGCGCCCTGCTTCATGCCTTCGGCGACGAGCTTGCCCTGTTCGGCTTTGGCCTTCTGCTGTTCGGCCTGGAATTTCTGCGCCTCCATCGCCTGCTTTCCCAGCCCACGCGTGCGCAATCCCGTCACAAGGTCGTCGCCAGTCGCACCCGAACGGAGAACTTCCCGATAAGCTTGGTCGTCAGCAATCCCTTGCTGTGCTTGCTGCAACTGCAGCATCCGCATCTGGCGGACAGCCTGTTCCTCGGCGATCTCGTCGGGCGTCTTGAGGGGCGTGACGCCCTTGCCTGCCTGGAGAATGATTGAAGGATCGAGTGCCATCAGCCGGTCCATCCCATTTGCGAGTTGAGGCTTCCAATCGGGTCACTGCTACCGTTTGCCAGAAGCAGGTTCCAGCCGCCAACCGATTGAGTTCCTCGGTTCAAGGAGCCGCCTAGCGCATTGGCCGCCGTGTTCAGACCGTTCTGCCAAGCATTCCCCGAAGCGATGGACGCGGCGGCGTTTGCGTTCCCGGTTGCCAGCATGTTGTTGGACACATTGTTCGCAACCTGCTGGTTGTTGCTTCCGACCTGTGCCGCCGAGTTCTGGCCCATCTGGGATGTTCCGCTCAGGAAGTTGTAGATCCGGTTGCGGTTGTCGTTGTAGGCCCCGAGGTTGGTGTTCCACTCGTTCAGCCGGTTCGTCAGGTTCGTCTGGTAGGTGTTGAACGAACGGTTGTATGCGTCGTTGAACTTCGTTCCAGCGTAGTCCTCATTGAACCGGGTCAACTCCTTCATGGCAGCACCAGACAGGAAGTTGCCCCGAGCCGCTTGAGCACGTTCTATGCCCTGAGTCCCCTGGTTCAGGCCGAACTGGTAGCCGGGCTCGTTCTGCAGGTCCTCGCCCGTGAAACTAAACGGGTCGCCAACCTCGAATTCAGCGCCGTCGCGATATGGTCTCAGCAGGGAGCCATACAGAGGGTCCTTCGCCGCGGCGGCTTGTAGCGCCTCCTGCTCGGCGTAGTATTGCTGGATGGCGGCGTTCAGGCCCTCCTCGTCGATCACATCGCGAGTCGTGGGCTGAGCTTGTCCATAGACGGGAGTACGGTACTCATCGATCCCTGATCCATGCGAGGTGTAGCCGATGATCCCAGGCTGGACGTATTGCTCGCCGGGCTTGGAGCCCATCCCCGTCAGCGTGGCGCTGTACCGCCCGGAACCACGCGCAGTCCCGTCCTGCGGATTGAGTGTTTCCGTGGACGTGTACCGAGACAGAAGTTGCTGGCGAACCTGATCCGGCGTCAGGCCGGTCTGCAGGCCCATGCTGGTCACACCAGACGAACCGATGCCCAAACCGAGGTAGCGCGACAGCAGGTCCTGCGCCCCGGCCCCAGCCTCCGTCCACGGCTTCAGGTCTTCGCGCATCTGCGCCTGGGCCATCATCTGCGCCATCGTGGCCATGTCGGAGGCGCCGCTTTGCGCCGCCGCCGCATTGCTCGCCGAATTGGCGTTGATCGCGGCGCCCGCAACACCAGCGACCGCACCGATTGCTGCAACCATGCTACCCCCCAATCACCTTCGTGTAGAGCATTTCCGTAGGCGTCCAGCCCATGAATTCAAACAGCGGACCAGCGTCAAGCGACAGCTTCGTTCCCGTGAACATTTTTTGCACACCCCTTGCCTTCAGAGTCTTCTCGACGAACTGGAAAAGCCGCAGAGGTGTTCGCCCCGTTCGGTGTTCAGGCGCTATGTAGTAGATGTCCGTGAACGCGCTGAGACTGTCCCGATAGTGCAAATGCGGGCGAACCACAGAGAAGTGATAGCCCACGACCGCCCCTTGCTTTCGGGCAACAACAATGTGGAGCATGCCGCTGCGGGCATAGCTGTCGTAAGTCTCGAAGTCCGGAGCCAGCTTGATCACATCCTTGTTGAGGGCGACTTCCTCCCAATGCGCAGGCCACAGATGGGCCATCTGCGCACGGACAGCAAACCAATCCTCGACAGCGAAGGTGATCATGCGCAGCGAATGTCAATGACCATGTGGATTCGCTCCACAGGGCTGTTGTTGATGACCTCGTGCTCCGGGCGCCCCTCCTCTTGGTCGCCCTTGCCGTTGTTGAACCACCAGATGTCCCCGGGCGCCATCCATACCTGCTCATCCCCCGCGGAGAACACCACCCCGGGCGCGCTTTGCAGGCAGATGTGATGGCGCTCCCAGTAGTTGGCGTGGGCCAGGGTATCAGCGTGCTTGAAGATGCGACCTCCCGGCTGCACGCGGTTGATGATTACCCGGCCCAGGCGGGTCCCCCTCACGTACGCCATGAGATTCATCACCAGATCGCGGGCCTCGGGCAGCTTGTCGTAGACCGCCAGATCAACGCATTCATGCTGATCGATCTCACGAAGGTAGCGCTCCCGCTCCTCTTCCGTCTTCGGCACGTGGCGAGGCGGGAATCGCAGAATGATGCTGTCCGTCTCCCCGAACGGGCCTTGCGGGAAGGTGCGCAGATACGTGTCTTCATGCCACCACCCGGGGTTTCGTGCCAGCTTCGCCATCAGCGGACCGACGTTCACGCCGGAAGCGATCTTGTGGAAGTTCTTCATACGGGAGCGCCGGTGGCATCGCACCACACAACGGTAGGTTTGACTTGCTGGACCCAAATGGGGATTCCCAGGTCCGTGTCGAAGTAGTAGCGCCCGATCCACAGGAGGGTGGCGGGCCGCTGCGCGCTAGGGCCGCTGTCCTGCAGCGTCCTGGCGAGGTTGTGGATGCGCTGAATCCATTGCCCCCAGGGAATCGTGAGCCTACCGTCCTCGGTGACGATGGGCGTATCCGTTGGGTAGTCGAAGTTCGCCATGTCAGCGGCCCATGCGACCCCATGCAGCCACGAAGACAGGCTTCACGGGGTCAGTAATACGGAACTTGAAGAGCCAGTCCCTCGATCGGCCGAGGCGCCTCCAGACGGCCCTGCGCTTGTACTCGCCCTGCTTGCCCATCGGCACCCAATACTCATTTCCCCAGGTATGGCCTCCGTCCTTGGAGACCTGCATCATTGCCATTGGATTTGCCCCCTGGCCCGTCAGCGTGCCAACCCCCGCCTCAAACTCCAGCCACACCTCATCGAAGCTGGTGAACTCGCCCAGTGCCTGATGTCGGGTTATCAGTTCCCTGGCGATCTGCGCTCCGTCATCGGTGTAGAGCCCATCCTGAAAGTAGTACAGCTTCCCGTTCTCGTGGTCCGCCACGTAGGACCTATCGAGGAAGTTGATCTGCATGTCGGCCCGGTGTCGCCCACCAGAGGACTCGACCTTGCTCCATGCCTTGGTGAGCCCGTCGTACAGCCACGATTCATCGGCAGATGGAAAGTTGATCTGGTACAGCGGATGGCCCGAGACCATGTACGAAAACGCCGTAGCGTTCTCCACCGCAGGGTACTTGGAGAAGATGTAGTCCATCTCCGGATTCGAGACCGGAGTCGCGGTGTACCCGGACAGCGTGCATACCTGTACTGCCCCAAGCCTGTTGCGCCGCAGAAAGATCAACGAATCCATGAACTTCGCCAGAGTCCACCGAGCAGCCAGGCCCCACTCGATGGCCGATGCGCCAACTCTGGCGAAGGGGAAGTCCAGTGCCCCTGAATCCCCCCAGAACTCCGTCGTCTCCGGGCCGAACAGGCAGAGCTGTCCGTTGTCAGCCATGACCCGGATCAGGTTGTCCGGGTTGGACTCGGCGGTGGCGAAATCCAGCGCCGCCCAGGTCGTCCCGTCGTACAGTGCCGAGCAGTAGAACCGGCCTGAATCCGGCTGAGTCACCACGAAGTAGCCGTTCAGAAAGGTGACAGTATCCGCCCCGGGCCAGTTGGGACTCGTGATCTGGCTGAAGGTTGAAGTGCCTGTGTCGTAGATATAGCCGTTCGGGCCATCAACCACGATGATCTGCGTCCCGTTGTCGCTGATATCCACGCGGCCCGCGGACGTCAGAAGGGTGCCCAAGTCCGTCAACGATCCATCGTTCGCCACTCGCCAGAGCGTGAAGCGGTTGACGACATAGAGCGCATCCCCCTTGCGGTAGATGCCTCGGCATGGATAGGCACCGAAGTTGACGAAAGTCAGTAGTCCAGGCGTCGGGTACAGCGTCAGGTTGCCCTTCTCAGCGTCATGCTGCACCTCGACATAGAGGTTCGTGCGCTTCTGGGCATCGACATTGACCGATTTGCCGACATTCCCGAGCCCGAAGAGCGGAACAGGACCGAGCCTAGTAGCCATCGCTCAGGATGTTGTAGGAGCCCATCTTGAACCGGGACGCCAAGAAGGAGGCGTCAACATGCCGGGTCTGAGCTTGGGCGTTGAACCGCTTCAGTCGTGCAATGGCGTTGGAGGCCGACTGCACCACCAGCGGCGAGATATCGGTGTTGAAGGCTTGCGCCAACTCAACCGCCAGCGAATCGACCATCGCCTTCCGATATCCCATCGGAAGATCGATCTGCGTCGTGAGAGAGGGGAACTGTTGCAAAGGCGTTGTGAACCGCAGCACGACATTGGCAGCCCCCACGGGCCAGAAGTGCAGCGTCCCCAATGGGTAGGTGCGCTCGTACCAAACAGCCTGCGGCCAGGGGGTCGCAAGACCCTTCATTTGGATGTTGTCGTACTGCTGCCCGTTATCCAGAATCTGAATGGGGTAGCTCACCGCATCCACTTGGGCGTAGGCCGACACCAGCGCATTCGGCCGGATGGGCATGTTGAACACCCCACCAGGCCCCACGGTGTACGACAGGGCGCCCGTCGTCGCGAAGGAATGCGCTTCCTCGACGAACACGAACAGACGATCCAGGGACCACGAATCGAGCATGAGGTTCAGCGTGTCCAGGGACATCTGAGCATCCTCATCGGACAGGATGTCACCCGTGCCAAGGACCCGCGCCTTTGCAAGCGCAGCCTTGATGAGGTCGATTGCCGTCGTCGTCGCCATGCTCTATTCCTTTGGACGCAAGCAGTACTCACAACGGCAATTCGCTCTCGACAAGGGCGCTCCGCAACCGTCACACGCGACTTGTCTTGAAGGGAGATTCGCTAGGCCCCAACCAGCGCCAGTCTGACTGTAGGCGCCAATCTGTCCGTAGAACGGCGCGGGTTTCGAGTGTGCATTCACGTTTTGAGCCAGCACTGATCCCATCGCCGCTACTACCGCCGACCACATGGCTACGCCACCTTCTTCGGACGCCCGGGCTTGCGCTTGGCGACTTCTTCGGCGATCTGCTCGACATCGACTGCCTTGGGCACGAAGGCCACGTTCCGATAGGTCGGCGCCTTCACCGGGTCAAACCCTTCGGGCACCTTGTCGGACCATCCCGAATCAAGCATCGAGTCCTCTTCCGGAGACAGGATCACCACGCTGGAGCCGTCCTGATGGAAGCGAAATGCGGGGTAGTTATGCTTCATCTGCCACCTCCACAGCACCGACCCACTCCGTCTTTACCGGAGCCTCCTCGACGAACATCACGTCATCCTCTCGGATGAGAACCCCGTCTTCGCACGGCTTGCCGCACGAGTCGGAGAAGTGGACGATCTCACCCAGGGCGACGGCATCAACCTCCGGCCCAATGGCGAGAACAGTCCCCTTGGTCGCCAGCAGCCCATTACCCCACCGCGACATCACTTCAGGCGTCCAGATGACATCCGAGCGGGTATCGATGATGGGAGAAATGAGGATTCGGTTTCCAAGGGGTCTGATCACGACATCACCTTGTTCGAAGGGCCATCCCGGCGAACGATGGCGAAGGTGTAGGTCTGCGATGCGGTCGGCGTGATGGCGCCGCTCGTGGCATTGATGAACACCACAGACACCTGATCTGCGGCGGACACCCGGGCGCCACCGAGCGCCAGGCCGGCCTGCGCGGTCGGCTTGGTCACACTGAGCACGAAGTCCGTGCCGAGTTGCACGCCGGGCACCGTGAAGGCGCGCTCAGCGGTCGTATTGGCTGCCACCTGGGCGGGGCTGGCGACCACATCCACAAGCACCAGCTTGTTGACGTTGCCGCGGGGGATCATGGAACTCATGGATGGTCCTTTCAGGCAAGAAAAAAGGCCCCGAAGGGCCTTGATTCATCTGCTGGAGCGGATTACTCCGTCACCCGGCACGACAGCTGCGGGTACAGCGGGGCGACACCCCACAGCACGTCCGTGCGCGTCGGCAGGTCATCGCTGCCGATACGGTACTGGCGCACCGCGCGGATCGAGATGCCCTTGTGCTGCACGCGCGCCTTCCAGTCCACACCGTCAGGCATGATCAGGTCGGCAGTGCCCAGCATGAACGCGTCCTTGTGCAGGACGAAGTTCTGCCGGTAGCCAGTCGCAGCAGTACCCACCACCGTCAGCGGCGTGTTCGTCGGGATGTCGTTGGTCACGGACGTGACGTTCTGGAACGGCCCCGAGAAGATCGGCCGCGGCAGGATCTGAACCTCTCCTTCACCGGACGCATCCGACGAGAAGTTGGCCGTCACCACGAACTGCTGCAGTTGCCCGGTGGACTGCTTGCTCATCGGGTTCACCGCATACACGGTGGCCAGAGTGAACACGTCGCCCACATTCAGGCGAGCCGCAGCGGCAGCGGTCCAGCCGGTCGTAGCCAAGCCGAACGGCGTCAGCAGGTTGGCACCCGCGGCACCAGTCACGCCCGAGGGAGTCGGAGAGGCGCTTTGAGCGCCGTCCGTCACCGGCGAGCCACCCAGCGGACCGACCACATGCGTCGGGACGTTCTGGTCCATCGAGAACTTCATCCCGAAGGCTCGGCCCATGTTGCCGGATCGGTACTGGTTGGCGATGGCATCGGCTTGCTGGAACAGGCCCTTCTGAGCGTCCACGATGGTGGCTTCGGCCATGGGCGACAGGATCGCGGCGATCTCGTCATCCACCGGCACCGCCTGGTCCTTGAGCTTCACGCCGGCCTGCAGGTAGGTCAGGCCCGAGTTCGGGATGGAGCCCGGGGTGCCGACCTGATTCCAGGTGAAGTTCTTCATCGCCTGCAGGACGGTCATGTCCACGCTGTTGGCGATCTTTGCCAGCGCGGGGCGCAGGAAGCGCTCCGAGAAGTCATCGATGCTCAGCGTCATGTCCGCCGTGGTGAACGCGATATCCACGCCTTCCTGGGTCGTGAGCGTCAGCGGGCGGAAGGTTTCCACCGCATCCTCCACCGCCAGGGCGACGGTCTTGCGGCCGACGTACTGAGGCGGAATCCGCACGTTGATCGTCGCGCCGATCTTGGCGCCACGCTGCGCAAACTCGTCGGAATACTGACGGTTGATGTTCTTGGCCGCGACCAAGTTGTTCTCCAGGATCCGCGCAGCCTCGCGCGTGATCATGATCGGAGTGAGAAGGTTGTTGGGCATTTCAGGTTCCTCGTGCTTCCCGGACCTGCTTCTCCCGCGCCTTCATCCAGGCTTCGGTGGACATGTTGTCCTGCAGGCCGCTGTTGACGTTCCCCCGCGAATTGATGGGTTCCATCGTCTCGCGGGGCTTCTGTTTCGCCGACAACCTGTCTTCGAGCTTGCCGATCTCGGCCACCTGACGGTAGGCAGAGAGTCCGGCGATGCGCTTGGCCTCAGCCGGGTTCTTCGCGAGCCAGTAGGCGATCTCGTGCCCCATGTCGGAGTCGATCAGGCCGTGGTACATCGGGGAATCGATGGCGATCACCCCATCCTCCACAGCCTCGTTGATCACCGCATCGAAGTCGGCGAACTTCTCGTTCCCCTTCTCGATCACGGCCTCAACCTTCGCCCGGAAAGCCTTGCCGGATTCCTCCTGCTTGGCCTTCTTCGTCTCGGTATCGCGAGCCTCGCGCTCAGCCTGAAGACGCCTCTCCGCGGCCTGTTCAGCCTTGAAGATCGCCCGGGCCTCAACATAGTCCTCGTATGAGGAGAACTCGCTGCGCTGCGGCTCTTTGCTCGGTTGCTGGTTGTCGGCAGGCTTCGGACTGGTCTTCAGCGCCTCGATCTGCTCTCGAAGCTCCTGAATCTGTGCCTGGGCCCTGCGTTCTACCTTCGCAACACGGCGTTGGACCTTCTCATCCAACTCTTGTTGGGTGAAAGTCTTCTGCTCTTGCTGCGTTTCCTGGCCTTCCGCGCCAGTGGCGGGTTGCTGCGTCGTGTCAGCGGGCAAGTCTTGCCCCTCGGGAAGAAGCCCCGATGCGTTTTCAGTGGTCATGATTTCCCGTGAAGGAAGGCCCGGTGAACCCACCGGTAGGTCTATCCGCCTGCTGGCGGTGTTTCAGGGGCAGGCGGCTGCATCGCCATCTGCTGGTTGAACTGCTGGTCCTGATCGGTCCTATCGGCGTTGCGCAGGTCCATCTCGCGCTGGTGCTCTGCCTGCACGTCGGCCGACTGCGCCTGGCTCATCTGCAGCAGCGTGTCGATCACGTACTGCTGGCGCTGCATCTGAGCCGCCATCTGCTGAGCGAACTGCTGCAGCCCAGCGATGGCGGCCTTGGTCTCGTTGTTCATCGAGGCGACGGCCAACTGCGTGCGCGATTGCAGTTGCGCCTTCTGCAGGTCAGCATCGGTCTTGTACAGGTTGACCTTGATCTCGCCGTCCTTGGCCTGGACCTGCTGCTTCAGTTGCTCGTTCTCGGACAGCAACTCAGTCACGATGCTGCGGCCTTCCTGCACCTGGGCCTGAAGCTGCTGTATCTGCGCAGTCACTTCAGGCGGAAGCGCCTGCTCGCCGTCGTCATCAGCCTGCGCCGCCTCACGCGGGAGCATCGCCTTCAGCCGACGAGCCATCTTCTCGGCGCCCGGCATGTCCTGGCTGGCAATGAAGATGTCACCCAGCACCTGAAACGCCTGCGGGAACGCCTGGAACAGGTCCCGCATCGTCTCGACCATCTCAAGCCGCTTCGTGGAGTAACTCGGCCCCACCGCAGCCACTACGTCGTAGCGGCCTACCCCGAGGTTGTAGATCGTGCGAATGCCCTGCCCGCTGGGGTCGGGAATCTTGCGCACTGCCTGCTGCTGCCCAGGATCGATGAACGCCGTATCGACCTCATCATCTTCCCCGAGGATGCGTGTGACAGTCTGCTCGCTGTACGTCTTGGGAATCCACTGGACCAGAACGCGCCCGCAATGCCGCAGGGCCTTGGCCGCGTTGTCGTGGTAGTGGAACGATCCAACATCACCCTCGCGCTGACGCGCCAGGATGGCCTTCCCCGAAGTCTCGTTGCCCTTCTGCCCAAGGGACGCAGCCCCCATGCCAGAGGTGTCCTTCAGGGCGTCCTTGGCGAGCACCAGCCCCTGGATCAACCCCTGAGCAGCAAGCGGAGGCTGGGATCGCTGGGGAGGCGGCGCGGCCTGCCCATTCACGTCCACCGTGTTGTATTCGAGGTACGCCAGGTTCTCGGAGTTGGCAGATGCCCAGTCCTGTTCGAAGCCGTCGAACTGCCCAGCAGCACCAACGAAGGGCGCCTTGGGCTGCAAGGCGACAGCCTCCACGTAGGAGGAGAAGTTGTAGCTCACCATCCGCGCCGCATCGCGCGAATCCCGCACCAGCCCCTTGTAGACCTTCCGGCCATCGAGGACGTACGCCTCTCCGACCATTCGGAAGACCGGGATGTAGCTGATCGGAAGCTCGACCGTCTTTAGGACCTTGTTGCCGATGAGTTTGCGCCACACGCACACCTTCTTGCGGTCAATGCGCGTTCCTCGGACTTCCCCCTTCTGCCCCGACTCCTTTGCCGCAGCCCAATACTCGTCCTCCGACACCTCGCCTTCAGGCGTCTGGATCCTGTTGGATGACTGGTCCTCGATGCGAAACCACTCGGCAATCCGCACCGAGTCATCGGACACCCAAAGGTCGTCCTCACCCTCCTCCCACGGCTGCAGCTCGACTCCGGGATAGTCCTTGACGAACTGCGCACGAGGCACCTGTACCGTGATGAAGGCATACCGCGCATCCGAGCCCACAGGGCAGACCGCGAACGGGTCCATCACAACCGTATTCGGGTCGTCGATGGCCTTGATGCACAGTTCGGGCTTGCCCTCGTACAACTCCTCGATCAGCCGGAAGTAACCGACACCCGCCACGACTTGGTAGAAGTTGGCCGTCTCGTAGGCGATGTCCGCCATCGAGTTCTGCTCGACGTGCCGAATGACGCCGTTGAACACCTCGGCGGTGTCCTTGTCGGCCTTGTCATCGACCGGGCGCACCTTGATCCCCGGACGGTTCTGGCGGAAGTCGTTGGTGATCTGATGGACGCGCGACGGCAGGTCAGAAACGACCAGGCACGGGCGAGCGCCTTTCGGGTCGCCCTCTCGCGCCATGCGAAGGCGCTCCGGCCAGATGCCCGAGCCGTCATAGATGCGCAGGTCCTCCTGGGACTCGTTGCGCTGCGTGCTTTCGGCGTCGTAGCCTTCAGCGAACTGCGTGCGCGCCAGCCCAAGGAGTTCTTTTTCGTTCATCAGTTCATCCAGGCGCCACTGCGGACAGCCACGCGATTCCGATTGATCTGCGGCTTCGGCGCACGCACCACGGCCCGCCTTGCGCCCTCGCAGGCATATCGCAACGCATCAATCACGTGGTTGTCCTTGTCTTCCAGAATGGGCATGACCTGCCCTGTCAGCGGATCGGTCTTGTACGAGTACAGCGTCAACTCGTCGATCAGGTGTTTGCACCGCGGATGAACAACGATGTCAAAGCTCTTCAGGAACTCGACGCCTTCTTCCAGGCTTTTCGCGCCCTTGACCGCCGCGACGATCTTGGGGAAGCCATGCTTTTGCATGTAGCTGATCGTCTCCGGCCTGGCGGAGTCCGCCGTGATGATCCAGCGCTCAGCGTCCGGCACCGACCTGAATAGATCCGGCGTGTTCACGATCTCACAGCCGACCATGTACGCCTCGTAGTCAACGTACAGCTTCCGGCCATCGATCCAGCACCTCACCAAAACGGTCGGATCGATGCTGAAGCCCCAGTCTGCCCCCAGCCTGAAGTGCGATCCGGCTGGGCTTTCGAACTCCTCGACGGTCCAGTTCTTGAAGACCCGCGCCTCGCTGTTGCGCTGATACTCACCGAGCCAGACGTGCGCGTACTTGTCCGGATCGCGCCGCTTGTCGTACTCCATCTCCTCCAGCAACTCGGCCGGGAGCCACGGGTTGTCCATGTAGTTCGCACGGACGACGATGCTGTTGGGCGGCGGCTCATCGCCACGAAGCAGTACATCCACCGGGTCAGTCGCGAACTGCGGGTTCCACCCGAACCAGAGTTGCGATCCAGGCTTGCGGATGGTCGGCCGCAGCAAAGTCAAACTCTTGTCGCTGGCGTTCTGGGCTTCCTCGAACCACGCCCGGTCAAACCCTTCCAGCGACTTGATCGAGTCAGCCGTGTGGTTCTGCATGCCCTCGAAGATCGTCACCCCGCCCTGCCTCGAAAGGATGCGACGGTCCTGAACCTCGAAGTACGCCCCAGCGTTGAAGCGCTCGATCTTTGCCTCAAGCAGCTTCTTGACCGAGAACTCCAAGCTCTTGAGCGTTTCCCGGACGCACACAACGTCAAGCTTCTCGGCGATGTTCTCTTCCAGCCACAGTTCGCCGAAGAAATGCGACTTGCCCGAGCCCCGGCCACCATATGCCCCCTTGTAGCGGGCAGGCTGCAGCAGAGGCTCGAAGACCTCCGGGGTCTCAATGGTCAGCTTCACTTCTTGACGATGACCCGCTCGATGCGCTCGATCTGAATCGCGCCGCCGTCTTCGCCAGTCACTTCCGTTCGCCCAAGATCCGGCACGAGCTTCTTCAGGAGAATGTCTGCGGCCTTGATCTGCGTGGGCGTCATCTCGTTCCTCCCCTGCAAGTGCTCATACAGGCGCAGGCCGATGACGGACACCTTGATCTTCTCTTTCCAGGTGTCGGTAAGCTCGACCTTTCGCTTACGGGCTGCCATACCGAAGTTCCACGCCATGCTCTCGCAGATGCGGCGCAATCTTGTCCAGCGCCTCGCGGCTGCTTCGGATCAGCTCCCATGCGCTCGGGAAGAGCGACTTGAATCCGCCTTCTAGAACTGCGAGCGCGAACTTGTTGCCAGTCAGCCCATGGTTCTTTCCACCAGTCTTCAACCAGAAGGCGAACCAGTACAGCGCGTTGCCGCTCTTGCTCGAAACGAGTTGGGCGACAGCATCCATCGCACCCCAAGGCTTGGCTACCGGCTCCCGACGAATGAAGGCCCCGCGAGGCGCACCGCCACCCGGGACGATGTTTGTCAGTGCCTCAAGGCCGTACTCGGCTACGCGGCTGTCTTCAAAATCGTAAGCGGCTTGCTCATCCCAGAAGAATGCAATGAACCGCCTTTCGACTTCCAGGCCTGCCGCCCATATGTCTTTGATTTTGTTTATCTTTTCTGAACATACCCCCACATCCTTTTGAGCTTCGCGCTCATGGGCATGGATGCGGTTGCCGCACCCCTTCCCTACGTAGAAGGCGAGACCATCGCGAGGGTCGATCAGTTCGTAGACATACCAGCGCGCATTGCGCATAGCTGCTCCTTGGAGCCCCTGGACTCGCCCAGGTGCGGGTGTTGAAACGGGTGAGGTCAGTACATCCCACCATCCAGCGGAGGGATGTAGATGCCGTAAAGGAGATTCCAGCCGTAGTACATGTGACCTCCAGAATGAAAGAAGCCCGCCAATCCGAAGACTGGCAGGCAAGGCGCCCTGCAAAGAAGCGGGCGAGGAGACAAGATCGAGGGCGGTCGGGAAGTCCCAACCCTGCACAGGTTGACGTGCTTGACCCTCACGACTGCGGACTGCTTCTTTAGGCTGGCTCTCTCGGCTCAACACCCGTAGTGCCTGCACCCGGCGAAATCCCCGGGGCAATCCGCATGCGTGAAGGTGCCGGTTTTGTTTGGGCGCCGTCATCGCGCCCGTCCAGCCTCCCGGCAACTGGTTCTGGTGGACCGCGTCGGTATCGAACCGACCAGGGATGGCTTGCAGGGCCTTCCTGCGCCCCTGCGCGCAGCCCGAAAAGGTTGCCGGGCTTCCACCGGCTGCGGGAAGAGCTGGTTAGGCCCGGCACAGCCATCCAGTGTTATCACTGGCGTCTGCGGTCCCTCTTGGCCCCACCACAGGGCCAGACTCTGGAGCATCCCGGGGAAATCGAATCCCACTCAGCGCGGCTTGGAAGGCCGGCGACACGTCCCGCGTGCTGGAATGCCTGATGGGTGGCCGGGGCTCAGTCCAGTGCGGAGAAGCAGAGGATTGGGTGACTGGCCCCAGGCCGGAAACAGAAAAGCCCTGATTTCGGAGAAAGCTCCGCCATCAAGGGCCGGGGTGCGCAATTTTGGTCTGGTTCAGCGACTCACCGAACTTATACGCAGCGGGATCGTAACATACGGAAAGGGGCTTGCGCAAGGCGCCCTCAAAGGTCCAGGGAAGGCGCGATCTTTGCCATCGCGGCTCCTCCCGCTCTGCACAGGTGGCGCTCCATCACGGCGACCAACCACCCGGCCAGTTCGCGCTTCTCGGCATGAAACGCTCGCTCAAACGGACGCTTCCCGGTTCCCCTGCACTCCCTGCATTCCTGATGGCCCAGGGTCTTCGTCCCAGGGATGACCAACTTCCCGTGGCCGCCGCAGGGCCGGCACGCACTGTCCCGATGCCACGCAAGGCAGGATTTCGCCATGTCCACCGACTGAACCTCTGACATCCTGAGGCGCATCCCGTTGGCCTTCTGACGGACGAGTTCAGCCAGGATGGCAACCACCGCCTCTGCCGCCCCGTTGTCGCCCAGGAACAGACGTTGCAAGGCCACCGCCAGCGGATGCTCCCTGCCCGCCAGTCCGAACGCCCCCAGCACGTCCGTATCGCTGTACGTCGTCCTCTCGTCCGTCTGGAGATTGCTCGACCTGATGGCGCTGGCGTAGCGGTCCTGAATCAGCATGCGTCCTCCCTCAAAAGTCCAACCTGAGCTTCACTTCCACGAACTCCGGCACCGAAAGCGCAGGGTCGTCCTCTATGCATAGCGGACCATCCCCGTAGATGACCACGGACTCGATGCCGACGCCCGCCTCATCCCTGAACTGCTTCAGGAGCGGCACGACAGCCTCGTACAGGTGACGCTCAAGCTCTCGCTTGGCGGATTTCAACTCTTGGACCGTGACTGTCATCCCTACTCCTTCTCTTCCCGAATGCGACGAACCGCCGCGAGATCGCTCTGCACCTTCTCGGTCTTGAGCGCGTCCGCAGCGTTCATGGATACCCGGCCCTTGTCGGACACCCGGTAGCGCACGATCTGCCCGCATACCTGGCGCACCACGAACCGCGCATCCGGCCTGCTGGCGAACCAGCGGCTGAGCTTCTTGCAGTCGTCTTGTAGGAGGCCGGGAGGCCAGCCGGTGCGGCTATCGGGGCCTGCATTCATAGACCTTGCCTTCCACTACGTGCGCTCCAAGCCTGTCGCAATCACGCGTCCAAACGGCGTCGGCCGTGCTCATACCCAGAAGCACCAAGGCCCAGAACAACACGACGCCCAACACTGCTGATGCGGCGTACCTCATCCCCGCTCCTTGTCTCTGGCGCGGATGGCGGCGACGAGATCATCGATAGCCGAGATAGCGCCCATCCTTGCGCTGGAATCCTCAGGCAGCCAGTCGTTGCAGTGCTCCAGCGCCTCCAGGGCCTGCTTGAGTAGCGCGGTGTCTGCCCTCTGCCCTGCAGCGTAGGCGGCTTGCCATGCGAGTTCAGCGACACCATCCCAACCGCGCTTTCCACCGGCAGCCGCGAATGCTCGGCACTCCCGTCTCTTCCACGCCTCGAACTCCTCGCGCATCGTGCTCACTGCCCACCTCCCACCGCCCCAAGGGCGAAGACGCTGTTGGGCTGGGTGCGGATTGCCTCAGCCACAGAACCTCTCGTGAGAATCCCCCGGTCCAGCTCGATGTGCATGCCCGCTGCCTGCACTCGGCCCAGCGTCGTCAGGGCAAAGACCTTGGGCTGAGTCCGCTGCACCTGGCGCACGAACCCCATGTCGCACAAGTCGTGCACGCACCTTCGCGCAGCGTCCACACGACAGTCGATGGCATGGGCCAGCTCGAATGCATTCATCGCCGTATCAAAGAGCGCCATGAGGGCCATCTGGTTCCGGGTCATGCAACATGCTCCCGAACAACAAGCGCCCGCATCCCAAGGAAGTGACGCACATACCTTGCGTGAGCATTCGCCTGCGCTGACGATGCGAACGACTTCCCTCGGTGCCAGAATCCCTCAGACGGACTCATGGCCTTGACGACCCACTTCATGCTCGTTCCTTCCTCAGTTCCCGGGCCTTGGCCCGATATGTGTCGCGGATCTGGATCAACTCCTCGCGGGTCCACTTGTGCGGCTCGTTGCTCGCCTCCAACGCCTCGACACGCTCCAAACCGATCCGCGCGATCAGCCCGATGCGATAGTCCGCAGCATTGCCAGCCAACCACCGGTTCTCCTGCTTCGCTTGGGCGTGGCAGTTGTCCTCGTTGAACCGGAGATGGGGGGCGGCCCCAACGGAGCGGTAGTGGCCGGCGTCTACGCCGTTCCCTGACCAATCCAGAGGCTGCCCGCTGCTGATGCAAGGGTGGCCGGCCAACTGGTCCCGTAGGCGGATGAAGGTGTTGAATTCCCGCTGCGCCTCTGCCTTGAGTTGGGGCAGCGTCTTCATAGCCTGCCGGCGCGTCTTGACCTTCGCCCGCTCCTCGGCCTTGTCCTGCTTGACCTTCCTGGCGGCGCACCGGGGCGAACACACGGCCTGCATGGGCCTCACCGGCACGAAGGCGGTGCCACAGTGGGCGCAGGGCCGGGGCTTGGGCTCAAACGGTCGCATGCTCTGCCTGCCACGCCTGCACAAAGGTGATCAACTCGGCGCATTCCGCCTTGGACAGCTTGGAGGTGTGCCGGAAGACGACATCCACGCCATGCCCGTCCAGCGCCGGCAGGATCTCGACCGACTCACCGCGCGCCCGCATCCACGCCGCGGTCATCAGGCGTTTCCAGGTATCGATGTCACGCTTGCGGCCGGCCCATTCCTGGGTTCGGGCGATCTCGGCCAGGGTGGCGTGCAGCAAGGCGTTCTGCTCGTTGTTGCGCGTCTCCGGGCGCAGTTCCAGCACCATGCGATGCCCAGCCATCAGCGCTGACTTGGCGACCATCCAGGCGTTCTCGAAGGGCGCCCGAGCTTGCTGGGCGTTGATCAGGTGGGCTTTCAGCGTCTCGCTCACGCCGGCGCTCCAGACACGACCAACCCCAACTCCCGCGCGATGCCATGCTCCATCCGCGCTCCACGCGACCCCTGCCAGCCCCGCAGCATGTGGATTTCGTCGCACGTAACGAGCTGAGCGATCGCCAGCCGCATGTAGCCCTCCCACGAGCCACAGCGAGGCGCAGGGTTCTCCGCCGGGTTCTCGACGTGGTAGCCCAGCTCCCGAAGCTGGCCGGCCACGCGATGGAACTCGGGATAGTTCAGGTCGGGCATGTTCGACATCGGCCCGGCGATGTAGACACGGTTCATGCCGGAACCCACTCCAGCACAGGAGCCCCGCCGAACTGCGCCTTCGCATCCTCCATGCTCAGCGCCGTCCCGAGACGCTGCCATGCCGTCGCGTACCACTCACGCTTGACCATCTGGCCGGTCTTGGCGTCGATGGTCGTGAAGTAGGTTCCGGTGCCCGTGTGGATCGGGCGCAGGACGTTGTAGTAGCCTTGTTCACGCATTGGGGGTCTCCTTGCACTTCCTGTCACCGCGGCATTCCTGGCAAACCCAGTCAGGCATGGGATCGCCTTTGTGAACAGCAACACGGGACACCGCATCACCACGCCGGATGCAACGCGACACGAACTTCGCCGTGTCCTTCTCGTACCCGGGGTCATCCCATGCCATCGCGGATACCCTGCCGCAGGGGCGCCGAGCGATGTACTGGTAGCCAACGAGTTCAGCCTGCTCACTCATTCACTTCTCCTTGTCGATATCCAAGCCCATCGCCTTCAGCCACTTGACACGAGGCGCAATCACCTCGGCATGGGCTGGCTTGTGGCGGTCGCATGTCTTCAATGGGCCGGTAGATCGCCATTCCGGGCCAAGCTCGCACCGCCCGAAGCCGTGCTTCGCAAGCGGGGCACCTTTCAGCTTCCACCGGGCGCAGGTCGTGCAGTTCATGCATAGCCGCCCTCGTACTCCGGCTCGCCCCCGAACTTGACGTAGTTCAAGGTGCGCAGCGCGCGCTTCTGCGCTCGGTACTGCATCGAGCCCTTGTTGAACCAGAGGCTCAGGCTGTAGTTCTGGGTGTCGCCGTTGCGCTGCTTCTTCAGTTCCAGCCGGGCATCGGGCTTTTCCTGCGCCTCGACCCACTTGGCATGTGCCTCTACATCGGAAGGACTCGGCTCGGCTTCGTCCTTCTGCGCCCGCCACACCGTGAACACGTTGTCAGCGCCGTCCGTGATCTTGGAAGACCCAGCAACGTCCATCTTCCCGGGGCCGCTCGACTCGTCCTTGCCCTTGCGCGGGTGAGCGACGAGGTGAACATGCGCGCCGGTCTTCTTTGCGAAGTCACACATCGCCCGGATGGCTTCCTTCTGGGCAGTGATGGCGCCAGCGCCGTCCTCGGGCACGTCGGTCATCATCAAAGAGTCGATGACGAAGTGGCGCACGCCATAGCGCTTGACCGCATAGGCGAACACTTCCAGCAGTCTCTTGACGGTGGCGCTACCGACTTGGTTGAACACCCAGAAGCGTTCGTCGAGCCAGTCGAACACCGCGTCGATGTATTGCTGCGTCGGACGGTCATGGCCGGTGGCCTGCTTCACCATGCGCTTGAGCAGGTATTCCGGCGTCATCTCTCCCGAGAACACCATGAACCGCTCGCCCTGGGCCATCAGGCCGAGTTGCACCTGAGACAGCAGCAGGCTCTTGCCGTGGCCGTTGTATCCCGTCCAGACGGTCAGCTCCCCGGGCCGGAACTCGAACCATTCGAGGTCATGATCCAGCCGAAGAACGGGGTCATGGTGCTCCCCGTGTGCGGGATAGAACATCGACTTGACCCGGTTCAGAAAGTCTCCAGCGGACTTCATTTCCTCGGGGTCCATGCTCTTCGCGGTGTTTGCCGCGGCCTTGAAGTCTTCCGGGGTAGCGCCGTTCGTCAACCACTCGTTGGCATCCTTGGCCTTCATCTGCATGCGCTTGCAGCGCTCCAGACCGAGCCGCTTCATGACTTCCACCGCGCCTTTGTCGCCGGCTTCGTCATGGTCGAACGCGATGATGATTTCGCTGAACCGCTCCAGTCGGTCCCAATCGCTTTCGATCCACTGGTGATTGCCTGCCCCAGCATTGACCGACACAGCGGGAAGGCCCGCCTGCCACAGCGTCATGGCGTCAATCTCGCCCTCGGCAATGACAATCCGGCGCTCGTTCGGCTGGATCAGGTGCCAGCCGAATAGGCACGGCTCGGCGTCCTTTTCCTGGCCCATGCCCTTTTTGTCGGCCGGGTCGCGGTACTTGGCATTGATGTACTCGCCGTCGCGCAGGTACGGGAACAATGCCCACGCCCTGCCCTGGCGCTGCACCTCGCGGACCTTGAAAGCCTCGATGGTCATGTCATCGATGCCACGGCCGTTCAGCCACTCCCGAACAGGGCCAACCGGGGTCACGGTCTTGGTCGGCTTCGCCGGCCGGGTGTAGTGCTTCGGCGCGCGCTCGGGCATCGTGTCGCGGATGCCGAGATACGCCTTGGCCTCTGTCATGGCTTCCGGCAGGCTTACGCCCCGAACGGCCATCCACAGATCCAGCAAGTCGCCGCCGGCACCGCTGGCGAAGTCCTTCCAGACCCCAGCCTTGGCGCCAGTCAGCCGGATTGACAAGGACTGTCCGGCGTCACCCGACACGTTGCCAGCCTTCCACTCGCCGGCCGACTTTTTTCCCTTCGGCAGAAGGTGCGATGCAATGTCAGCGGCATGCTCTGCCATGCGTTCGCTCAATTCGTGGGCGTTCATGCCGGCACCTCTGCGATCCTGCGGCCGTCACGGAACTGGCTAGCCGTGCTGGGCGTGCAACCGAAATTGCGGGCTTCGTCCTCGTTGTCGAAGCCGGTTCCGGCGAGCCATCCTGAATCCGAACGGCGAGCGCTGACGCCGACCTCATCCTCCCAACGCTTCGCGTTCAGCCAGGACGCGGCGTGCGGGATGAACTGCCCACCATCCTTGAGCCAGTTCGCCGAGCGTGACTGCACCTTCACCGCCTCGAAGATCGCCCCATGCAACGACACCGGCACCTTGACCCAAGCCTTCATGGCATTGGCCTTCGCGGTGTGTCGCGGGTACAGAGCCCAGAAGTCGTCGAACCCGGCCGGAGCCCCCCCTTGGGGGGGTTGGGGGGTATTACTCTCTTCTCTTCTCTTCTCTTCTCTGCGGTCACGCGTTACGTCACTTTTTACGTCACGCGTTACGTCACGCGTTACGTCACTTTCAAGTGACTTTTTCCGGTCCCGATACTCCCTCTGGCGCTGCGCCGCAGACTTGGCTCCAGCGGACCTTTCCCTCCCGGAAGTGTTGTATTCATTGAAGTTTGGCAGCTCCAGGCCATCTCGTTCGGCGTCGTGCCGGACCCACCCAATCTCCTCCAGGGCGGCTCCGAACCCCGGCACTTGAACCACGTCATCGATGTCTCGGACACACAAGGAACCGATGAATTCGTCACGCGCGTGCTCGTTCGCATAACCCCAAAACCGCAACAGTGCGCACACCGTTACGTAACGCGTTACGCGTAACGATGATTGAAAGTCACGCTCGGAATCTGCGTCACTCCCACCGATTGCGGGACTGAAACCTGCCATCGTTGACCAGTCCTGATACTCGCCATTGCGCGCCAGGGACTGAGCAATCGCGAGAACCTTGGGGTGCGTCACCAGATTGACGCGCATCTTGATCCACTCGCCAGCCATTACATGGACCTCAGCCGAAAAATCTTGAAAGCCATAGTCACGACCCATGCAGGCATCCACCCGGCGCAGTACGCGCCCATGACGAATTGCTTGAGGGCCGTGCGCATCAGATGCCCCGCTCCGCTTGGAGCTTCTGCCCGTACCAATCGGGCCGGGAAGCCACCAAATCCGCCACCTGACGGGCTTTCGCGCGAGCACGGTCCCGGTAGTACGTCGCCATGTCCGCGTGGTTCTTGGACGCCTCGTGGTCGGCCTCGATCTCGGCGTTCAGGCGCTTGATGGCAGATTCGCGCTCGGCCTCGGCCTGGCTGTAGACGTGAAACTTCTTGGGCTCCAGCGACTTCACCTTCGCCGGTGGTCGCATGGATGCCAGAACGATGCTCGGGCCGGTGGTGTTCCAGGGGTTCATGCCGCCAACCTCAGAAGATCAATCTGCTGCTGCAACTCACGAATCTGAGCGTCTTTGCTCTTGTCCACGAGATCGCAGTTCAATCGCCACGCCTCGTACTGCACGGGCGCCCGGTTGCCGCACAGTTCCATGAGGGCAACACGCTTGTTGGCGGGGAAGTTGCCACGGCCCTTACGGAGCCGAGAGAAGTGCCCTTTGTCGATGCCCAAGGTGTCGCGGATGCACTCATCGCTCAGGTTCGATAGGTTCATGCACAGGTTCAGCGCGGCCAGCTCGTCCTTGCATGCCTTGACGAACTCCATCGGAACGTCCGCCGGCTTGCGCATTTCCGCCAGCACCGGAAGTTCACGTTGCGAATGGTTGAGAAAGGTTGACATCGGTTGACTTCGGATTTGTCGAAATAAAAAAGACCATTGGTCCCATGCAGACCGCTTACTCAGCCGCCCTCAGCGCCCTCGCCCCACTGCTCACGCATGCCCGCGAACGCCTCGTAAGCGAAGCCGTACAGAGCACCAGCGAACGTCACAGCCAGGCCAGCCATGAACACGTCCTCACCAATCCAGGCGAGGCAGCCGAAGACACCAGCACCGAAGGCGCAGATGAAGCCAGCGAGGGAATCGGCGGGGTCCATTCAGGCTCCTTGGATGACGGCATCGAGCACGTCGCGCGGCATGGCGGACGTGATCCAGAAGCCGGCAGCGTTGACGCTCATGCCCTTGGCCAGCATTTCGGCTTCGGTCAGGCAGCGACGGTCCTTGCCGTGCTCGCCAGTGCGATGCTTCTCGAAAGCGAACGTGCTGTTGAAGAACTGCTTGCAGCCCTGGCACTGGTTGCGGTCGCCGGTCAGTCGCATGCCTCACCCCTCCACCACAGAGAAAGATGTGTTGACCCGCTCCCTCTGGAAAGGGCACTTGGGGCAGGAGTAGTTGCCGCAGACGTACCGGGGACGGTTCCATGTCCCGGTGTTGCGGATCGCACTGCCGCAGTCGTCGCAGTGCTGCAGTACTTCGCTTTGGCGGCTGCCGGCGTAGATGCCGGTGCTGGGGGTCAGGAGGTGGGGTGCCCGCCCCTCCCGGGGCAGAATGGCGCCACCACAGCAACCATCCCCAGGAGGGGCAGACATGACAAGATTGACGGCCGGAATGAGCGTGCAGGTCGAGGACATCGCCCATTGGCGAGTGACCTGCAACGAGGTGGTTTCGGGGGCGGAGACAGTGAGCTTCACAGTGGTCATCCGCCGAAAAGAGAACGCCACAGTGGGCGACGTACAGGTCTTTGCGATGCGCCGAGCGATGGAGCTTCTGGAAGCGACGATTCAGTCGGCCAGTCCTCCCGGAACACATCCAGCTTGACGGGCACGGGCGAGTTCAGCGGGAAGCACCACACGTCCTGTCGCGACTCCCGATTCGTGAATCGGCGGCACATCGCCAGCCTCTCGCTGGTGGTAGAGCGCATCCACTCACGGCGCACGGTGGTCGTGGTGGTTTCCCAGCGGATGGGGGAGGCGTACTCCATCTCACACCTCCCTCTCGGCCAGCTCTGCGGGGGTGGGGGTGGCGAGTTCAGGCCAGATCAGGTGCCAGTCGTCGGGGCGGAGGTCCTGCAGCAGCGCATGCGGGTCGGCCGTATGGATCTGCTTCGCCAGTGCAGGGCTGGCGCGCTTGAGGCCGCGCATGATCTGGTAGAGGTATTGCTCCTCGACTTCGACTTGCTGCGCGATTTCCCGGCGCCGCTCGGGTGTGTAGACGGGAAGTGCCATGACGCGTAAGTCTAGCCGTCGGCTAGCTTTTGTCAAGCGTGTGGCTAGGTTTTTGGTCTAGCCGTTTGCTTGAATCAGCGCATGGCAGCAGAAGAAAACAGACTCGCCCACTTGCGGGCTCTAGTCGAGGCCGAGGCCCAAGCGGCCGGCGGGAACTTGCGCGCCGGCTACCGCGCCATCGCAACAGCGACAGGCCTGAAAGAGGAGTACATCTACCAGCTCTACAAGGGCATCAAACCGACCGTTGGCAAGGGTGCCGCCGTCGCCATCAGCAGGGCGTATGCCAATGGACGAGATGATGGGTGGATGGACCTTCCTCCTGGCGGCGCAGTCGCTCTGGAGGGCGATGTGCGACTCCCCTACTACGAAGCCGGCGGGTCAATGGGGAAAGGCCTGATCCTCCAAGGCGATCAGCCGGGCATCATTCGTAACATGTCCGTTACAAGAGAGTGGGCGCAGAAGAACCTCAAAAGCCACTCCGGCCTTGCAAACCTCTGCCTTGTGACCGGGTTCGGGGACTCAATGAAGCCCATGTTCAACCCCGGCGATCCGCTCATCGTGGATGTTGGCGTCAAGTCCTGCGAGGTCGATGCGGTCTACTTTTTCAGGGTTGACAATGATGGCTTCATCAAGCGACTGCAGCGCGTCCCCGGTGAAGGCATCTGGGCCATCTCTGCCAACAAGGACTACAAGGACTGGCTGATCAAGAAGGATGCCGACTTCGAGGTTTTCGGCCGCGTCATCAAGGCCTGGAAAGGCGACGATCTGTAGGAGAGAGCAATGAGAACGTTGCTGCTTATGGCTGGAGTGCTTCTGTTGCAAGGCTGCGTCGAGATGCGCCAAGCCAACTACCGCGCCCCAAGGGCCGATGAGCTTCCTCCTGGCGCCACTGTTCCGGCAGATCCGCCGCCGCGGGCCTACGTTCCACTGCCCACCGGGGAACAGCTGCGCGCTCAACAGCCGCAGCCGTACATGATGCCAGTGCAGCCAAACCAGCGACCCCTCCAGACGACCTGCCATCGCTCCGGCAACCAAGTCAACTGCACCACCTATTGACGCCCTCGGCGGCTGGCCCGAGGCCGAAGTCCTGTTTAGGTGTGAGTGAGGTTCGTTGGGGGGAGTCAAATCCCCCGGATTCGGGGGAATTGGCAACTGGTGGAATCCCACCAGATTAAAACTGTCGAAATCGACAGAATTGGCGCCAGCTAGGGCTTCACCACCCCGTCAACGATCTTGTCCAGCCATGCCATGACTTTTGTGCCGATCGCAGCATGCAGGGAGTCAGCCTCCGGGTCCTTCGTGCTTTTGCTGGTGCTCCGCAACACCGCCAAAACCAAGACGGTCGGGACGGTGAATAGCGCGGCAAGCGTGGCGGCGACAACATGCCAGCTCGGCACTGATAGCCCGAGCGGCGCAGGCTGAGAAAAGGCGATGGCAAGGCAGACGCCAACGCCGTAGAGGATTGTGGCGACGGCAATGGCTCCGTATCCGGCAATCCGACGCAGATTCAGATCAAGAGCGAGCCCCGCACCAAATAGATCCACAGCCTCCTTCTTCGAGGCCTTGTCTGGCTCAAGCGGCTCAGGCTCAGGAAGCTCGTCTGACAAGCTGGGGACGGTAGAAATCGGCAATTGACTGGTTCGAGATGTAGTCCATCCCGTCCTTCCTGGCCTGCGACCAAGGCCCGCCGTCCACATGCGACATGGTGGATAGCTGCGTTGCAGTGAAGCGGCTGTATCGGTCCCAAACTTGATCGACCAACGACCAGAACTGTGTGTCGTCCGGGCTGGGGGCCAGCGCCACTTCGCGGCCGGTCTTCGGATCAATCTCCTTGATGTAGCCCTCAATCGGGCGCGAACCGTTGGACTTCAGTTCGCTGTAGAGCGTGCTGAACACGGGGCCATATGGCCACGCTTCCGGCTGTTCGGACACCAACGGCTTGTCATGCAGCGCCAGGTTCCAGGCGTGCAGGAAGAACACCAGCTTCTGCAGTTTGAGATGGGTGAGCTTCGCCCCGCTGCTGTTGGCTTTCTTCAGCAGCGCGTTTGCGACGACGCGAGGGCGGTACATAGGGTCAATTATGGGGGAACAACTGCCAATTTCCAGGCGAGACCCCACGGAAGGTTCAGTCCTCCCCTGCCGCCCCCAGGCGGCTTTTCCACGCCCACCGTGCACTAGTACCACCCGGCGCTCCCGCGCCGCCATAGACTACATCCCGGCAGTCCCATCCTCGCGATGCTCCCATCCCTAGGACTGCCCTTCAGCCCACCCGTGCGGTGGGCTTTCTTTTGCCCGGTCAGTCCGTATCGAGGTCGTACTCCAGCTGCGTCTGCTTGATCACCCGGGCTACGTCTAGGCGGTAGTCGTCGCGCTGGGCTACTGACCGGCGGGTCATATATTTTCTAGCCTCCCTCTAGCTTAACGCTTGACTTTCGCTAGCTTATGGCTAGACTCCACCCATCGCCCACCCCAAGGAGAGATGGCAGATGGACAAGGAACAGCACACGCCCGAGCAGCTTCGGCACTTCGAGCGATACGAGCGCGTCAGGCAAGGCGGTCGCTTCAACATGTTCGACCCGCGCGCCAGACAACTGACGGGCCTCGACCGCGAGGAATATCTGTACGTGCTGGAGAACTACTCCTCGCTCAAGGCTGCGGTTGAGCACAAGGCCGGGGAGACCCTGTGATGGACAAGCACCTCACCGCGCTGGACCGCGAGATCGCGCTGCTCAAGCGCGCCCAGAAGGACCACACGTTCGGGTGGCCTGTGATCACCCACCCCCAGGAGCCCCAGCGATGAAAACCTCCTACTTGGTCGCGGCCATGGGTGCAAAGCGCGGCGCACTCGTGCAGTGCTATGCGCGCTCTGCACCGCAAGCCGAGCGTGCCGTGCGGTCCATTGCGTTGGACGTGTTTCGGGAGGATGTCGAATGCCGCTGCATCGACACGGGAGCGCCTGCGGGCCTCTGGCTGGACGGTGATCCGTCGTACATCCAGGCCGTTCTCGCCCACCCCCAGGAGGCGCGGTCGTGAGCGCGGCGAACTGGGACCACAAGGACGTGTGGCACCGCAGAGGCACGGACTTCCTCATCGAGGTCAAGCGCCACAGCGAGCCGCAGTCGCAGGCCGATCGAGACATGGGCGTGTACTGCGAAGGCCCGCACCGCTGGTGCGTCTACGCCTACATCTACCCGAACCACCCGCACTTCGCGGCCTTCGAGGGTCCGCACATGTGGCAGGACGCGGCAACGCAGTTGCACCTCCACGGTGGCCCGTCGCTGCTGGAGTACCCGATGTACGACGGCAAGGTGACGTGCGTCAAGGTCGGCGCCGACTACCACCATCTGCACGATGAGCGGTTCACGCGATACGCCTCGCGGGAGGATGCATACGAAGTGTTCGTCGATGCCGATGAGCTGTGGACGCAACTGCAGACCCGTGCCGACGAGGCCAAGGCTCAAGGGGCCTCCCGATGAGCGAGATGAGCGACATCTACCAAGCGCTCATGGACGGGAAGCGCGCAGCCGAGTCCCTTGCCTCATGGGTTCAGAGAGTCGAGGCGCGGGACACCGTACGGGGCATGGAGCGATCCATCCGGCAAGGCATCCAGGCCTACGAGCGCCTGTCGACACAACTGCGCGACGGCCGCAAGCACGTCGAAATGCCCGACGACTTCCAGCCCACGGGGTGCATGTGCTCCTGGCCGAACGCGAGCCCGCCGTGCAGTTGGTGCACCGATCCGGCCAACTACGAAGAAGAGGCCTCTCAATGAGCGCCCTCGCACCAGTCCGCCAGCTGGCGAACGCCCAGCGCCTGTACGACGCGATGGAGCCGGACGACAGCGAAGACCCGACCGCGGACGCCGCGTCCAGCCTGCGCAAGGCCCTGGACCAGTGGCAGCGCGAGTACGCGAACGAGCCGCGCAACAAACAACTTGTCTACGAGCTGGCCGCGCAGATGCGGGCCGACGCCGAGCAGATCGAGGAAGCCTGCGAATCCGACTGGAGGGCCGAGCCGTGAACTACTCCCGCACCGCCTCTCGCATGTACGAGACCTATCGCAGGGGCGCCACCTACGGCTGCTCAATCCAGCACTGGCAGACGTCCAAGGAGCGCAACTGGCAGCGAGCCCAGCGCGTGCTGTACGTCGTGTCCGTCATCGGCATCCTCGCTGCGCTGTGCTTCAACGGGCTGGGGGCGTGATGGCAGACCAACACACGCCCGGAAAACTGGTGGTCTGCACCTTGGGCTATCCGCACGCGGACGTGAAATCCGAAGGGCCGGATAGCTACAACGTGGCGTTGACCTGGGGTCTGCGCAAGGTGAATAAGAGCCCCGCCAACAACGCCAAGAAGCAAGCGGAGGCCCGCGCCAACGCTCGGCGCATCGTCGCTTGCTGGAACTACTGCATCGGCCTGCCCACCGAGGAGCTGGAGGCAAGCGTGGCGCGAGGTGATGAATGGGAGCCCGCTTGATGGACACCTACGACACCGACCGCGCCGGCCTGGTGAGCACCGCCCAGCTCGCCCTGGAGCAGTCCAAGCACGAGGGGCATGCGAGGCGCCAGGAGGAGATGTACGTGCCGTGGCCTCGCCTGATCTTGGCCCTGGCCGTGATCCTGGCGCTGACGTTCGCCCTCGTCGTCGCTGTCGCGGGGATGCCGCCTGTGGATTTCAACCCGTGGGTGCGGTGATGCCCGCCCTACTCCTCCCCCTCCCCGCGCTGCTGGTCTGCCTGGTGGTGCATTTGATTGCGAGGAACCTGTGACTACTCAAGCCGAAGAAATGACGCTGCTGGACGTGGCGGAGCCGATCCAGCATCCGGCGCCTGCTGTGCAGCAGGCTGGCGCACTGGCGGCGAATTCGCCCGCCGCCATGATGATGTCCGCTCTGTCCCAAGGCGTCAGCCCGGAGCAGATCGGGCAGATGATGGATCTGCAGGATCGTTGGGAACGCCGCGAGGCCGAGAAGGCATACAACGCCGCGTTCTCTGCGTTTAAGGCCGAGGCGGTCCGGATCGTCAAGGGTAAGAAGGTCGAGGACGGGCCGCTCAAGGGCAAGAGTTATGCCGAGCTTCATGGCGTGGTCGATGCCGTCACGCCGGCTTTGTCCCGCCACGGCCTCAGCGCTTCGTGGAAGCTGACCCGCGACGACAAGGACTGGATTGAGGTGACGTGCACGCTCAAGCACGTCGGCGGCCATTCCGAGTCGGTGAGCATGGGAGGCCCCCCGGACGCTGGTGGCGCGAAGAATGCGATTCAAGCTCGCGCCAGCGCCATCTCCTACCTTTCGCGGTACACGCTCAAAGCCATCTGTGGCGTGGCCGAGGGCGGCGACGATACGGACGGAAATACGCCAGCGCCCGATGAACTGATGCAACCCGCCAGGGATGCCGCAATGGGCGGCAGCGAAGCTCTGCGGGCCTACTGGAAGACGCTCTCCGAGGGCGCCCGCGCCGCACTCAAAGCGGAACTGCCGGCGCTCAAAGAAGCCGCCAAGGCTGCCGATGCGGAAGGAGCCAAGGCATGACCATCCTGCACCACAACTACGAGCAGGGCAGCGAGCAGTGGCTGCAAGTCCGCCGCGGCGCCATCACCGGCTCGCGCTTCAAGGACTGCCGGGACAAGCTGCGCGATGGCCGCCCGTCCAAGGCGTGCCTGGACTACGCCCGGGATCTGGCCCGTGAACGCTGCGGCGGCACCGCCCCGGCGAAGTTCCAGAACGCCGCGATGCGCACCGGCAACGAACAGGAGCCGCTGGCCCGCGCCGCCTACGAGGCCCGCACCGGCAATCTGGTCGAGGAAGTCGGCTTCTTCACGACCGAGGACATGCGTTTCGGCCTCAGCCCGGACGGCTTCATCGACGAAGACGGCGTGCTGGAGATCAAGACGATGGTGTCGAGTGACACCCTGTTTACTGCCGTCGCTGAACGCGATCTGAGCGCCTACATGGACCAGTGCACGGGCTATCTCTGGCTGCTGGGCCGGCAATGGGTCGATCTCGTCCTGTGGGCTCCTGATCTGGGCCACATGGAAATCCATCGCATCACCCGCGATGAGGACGCCATCGAGAAGTTGGAGACGGACCTGATGGAGTTCGCCCGTCTCGTGGACAAGTACGAAGCCGCCCTGCGCAAGGCGCTGGGCACCCCTGAACAAGCACAACAAGCAGCCTGACCATGACCATTCTCACCGGACTCTTCACCCTTGGCCGAGATGCTGAACTGCGGACCACCAGCGACGGCCAAAAGGTCGCAACGCTCTCCCTTGGGTACAACTACGGCCGCAAGGGCCAGGACGGCAAGCAACCCACGCAATGGGTCCGCGCCGCCCTTTGGGGAAAGCTGGCCGAGGCCATTTCGCCATACCTGACGAAGGGCAAGCAGGTAGACGCAGTGCTGGAGGACGTGCACATCCGCGCGTACAGCAAGCAGGACGGCAACCAGGGCGTGAATCTCGAAGGCAAGGTGCTGAAGATCGAGATGGCGCGTGGTCAACGCCAGGAGGCGAGCGCGCCTCCCCCGCCGCCGCCGCCTCGCCAGCCGTCCGGCGGCGACGATTTCGACGAAATTCCTTTCGCCCCCCTGGCCTCTGGCCGCTCCTTCCTGGCGGTGTGACCATGAAACACCTGAACCTCATCCTCTGCGCCCTGCTGAGCCTTGGCGCCCAAGCCGAGGTGATCGCGACCTCGCCCACCAAGGAGGGCGGCGAGATTCGCCTGACCGACGAGCCGTGCGACCGCAAGCCGGGCACGCGGTTCATGTACATCCGCACACCTGGTGGCAGGCCCTACGCCGGCTGCTGGCAACTGGCGGATGGCGATGTGCTGGTGCAGTTTTACGACGGGGACGTGTACGTGTACGACGCAAACAATTTCGTCGTTCGCAAGCCTGCGCGTGCTCGCCGTGGGGAGGCGCTGTGAACACACCCCAGCAAAGAGGCGGGCAGGCTGAAGCTCTGTCCATCTTCGACGCCGCCAGGGTCGAGGCGGACAGGTCGATGCTCAGGGAAGCGCGAGACGCCATCCAGGCATTGCGCATGGCGAACGAGCGGTGGGGGCTGACTCAGGCCCGTCGAGATGCAGTGAACAAGGCCATTGCCGCTGTCGGCCGAATCGACGCCGCCCTGGCCGCCGAGAGGAAGGAGCAGGCATGAGCATCCGCATCATCGACGAGAAGCCGGACATCTACCTCACGCAAAGCGAGCACGACCGCTTGATGCGCGAATGGCGACAGGCATGCATGTTCATGGTCAACCCGCCGAATTTCGAGGAGTACGTGCGCTCGCATCGGAAGCCTGTCGGCATCCGCCCCGCTGGAGGTGAGCAAGAATGATCCGACTCACTTCTCCCCTCCATGGAGCCGCTACTACGCAGTACGTGTCTCCACAAGCTATCGATTTTGTCATCGCTGCGGGACCGTCGTCTCAATGGCACGGCATCCGCTGCTACGTGCATTTGTTCGACGGCGGCACTATCGAGGTTGCGGAGACCGCAGATGATGTTTTGCGGCTCATCACTGCGGCTGGGGGTAATCATGCCCAGTGAACTGAAGAAGCCGGAGCCGGTGGCGTGGATCTGGAAGTACGCGAACGGCGAAGAAGAAGTCGTCTTCGTTGACCTGTCCAAACACCAGTTGGACCCTGCTGAGGTCGATGTCCCATCCGGGGTGACACCCCTCCACACCGCCGCCCAGCTTGAGCAGTACGCCGCTGATCGGGTGCGGGAGGCGGAGGAAGCCATCGCCGACGAGTACGCTTCGCGGCTGCAATCCGATCTGGAGCACGGTGTGCGCTCGATCAATGAGCGATACGCGCGGAACTTCAACCAGTCCTATCCACTGCTGGCCGGCTTCATGGGCTGGCTGAACGACCGCACCCTCAAGGAGCAGACTAAGTGAGCGAGAAGAACAGCACATTGCCCGTCGTGGCATACCTAGTTGAGGGCGGCGAAACCTACCGAGATCGCGCATTCACGACTCGCCCAGGTGCCGATCAGTCCGTCGCAGACAGAAGCGACAACGCGGCCGTATCGGATCTGGTACGACTCTCCGACGCCCTGGCCCGCATCGCCGAACTCCAGGCCCAGGTCGAGGAGCTAAGAACCGAGGCCAAGGTGGCAAGCGACCGCATCCAGGAACTAGGGCGGTTTACGAAGGCGCAGCGAGGCGAGATCGAGGGGCTGAGGGCGGCCGTTGCGGAATCGCTCAATGTGCTCGGCACTGGCCCGTGCGAGGTGAACACGTGCGAAGGCTGCCGATACGAGCACGCCGAGGCAGTGAGCATTTTGTCTGCCGCCATCGACTCTGCACGCGCCGGCAGGGAGGATGGCAATGGACGATAGGCAACTGCTGGAGGCTGCGGCGAGGGCCTTCTGGGGCGACGAGATCGACGACGTGTGTTCCATCTGCTGGTCCGACGCGGACGGCATCTTGTACACCCATGCCGACAACCAAGACCACAACGGCCGGGACGTCGAGTACCGCTGGAATCCGCTCGAAGAGAGCCACGACGCATTTGAGCTTGCGGTGAAGCTGAACCTCACCGTTCGCCACTACATGGGCAACACGTGTGCCCAAACCGTCACTCCGGGCGGCCCGTCGGTCTACGTCGAAGAGACGGATTTGGACGATCCGCTCACAGCAGCCCGCCGTGCCATCGTAAAAGCTGCCGCGGCCATTGGCGCCGCCGCAAGCAGGGCGAAGGGGGTGTGAGGTGACGCCCGCTGACCGAAGCCACGCCATCAGTGCGGCACGCACGCTACTCGAAGGCTGCGCCATGGAGTACGGCCAGGCCATCGACACCAACCGGCTCGACGCCTGGGCCACGATGGCTCACGCGATCATCGACCTGCTCGCCAGCAAAGGGGGCGACGCCCCAGCCCGCGAGGAAACGGGGGGTTGAGGTGGGTGCTCGGCAACCGCTCACGGACGAGCTGCTGTCGCCCAGCGAGGTCCACTCGCTGACCGGCACTGCCGATCCTGACCAGCAGGAGAAGGTGCTGTCTCAGGACGGCATCCCCTACCGGCGCCGCGGCCGGCGCATACTCGTCAGCCGATTCCACACCCGCGAATGGCTGGCCGGCCGCCCGGTCGCACCGTCTCGCGGCGTCAACCTCGCCCTCGTGAAATGACCGGCCAGTACCCGCAACTGCGTACCCGCATCCGCAAGCGCCAGAGTGGGCGCGTCGTCGTCTACTACTTCTATGACCAGCGCAAGGCTGGAAAGCCTGACATCCCACTTGGGACCAACTACGACGAGGCCATCAAGAAGTGGGACGAGATCCACAACCGGCTGCCGCGCATCGCCGGCACCCTTGAGGAGGCTTTTTCGGCTTGGGAAGTGGACGCGGAGCGGGGATTGCTGCACTACAGCAACCCGGAGACGCGGCGAAGCTACGCGAAGCAGCTGCGCGCTCTGAGGCCAGCATTCCAGGCGGCCACGTGGGATCAGGTCGACCTACCGTCCATCGTGGGTTACCTGCGCAAGCGGACGGCCAAGACGCAGGGCAACCGTGAAATGGCCGTCCTGTCGATCATCTGGAACTGGGCGCGCACAGAGGGCTACACCACTCTCCCGTGGCCCGCCGCAGGCATGGAGAAGTCCAAGTGGAAGAACCCGGAGAAGCCGCGCAAGATCAAGGTTGCTGATGAGGTCTGGGAGGCGATCAGGCACGAGGGCAGCCAGGTGCTCCGGGATTGCATGGACCTCGGCGCCGCCACCGGGATGCGCCTGAAGGACTGCATCAGCGTCTTGCTGCCAAGGGGCGACATGCTCCATCTGGAGGCCTCCAAGACCGGGAAGGAGGCCGAGTGGGACCTGAGCCTGTCGGAAGTCCTGCCTGGCCTCCTGGCGCGCCGCAGGGGCATTGCCGCCGATCATCTGATGCTGCTGTCCACGCTCAACGGGCGCCCCGTGACGCTGCGCATGCTCCGGGACCACTGGGACCGCGCCAGGGCACGCGCTGCCGTCAAGGCAGGCATCCACGGCGAGGAGGATGCTGTGCGCGCCATCCGGGCGATGTACCTGCGCGATGCACGCAAACGCGCTGCCCAGAAGTCCGAGGACCTGCGCGCTGCAGCGGACCTCCTGCAGCACTCGGATCTGCGGCTGACGGAGCGCCACTACGGCGGGGTGCGTCGGCTGAAACCCGTAGGATGAGCACATGACAGAGCGAAATCTCTTGGAAGATGCGGCGAAGGCTGCAGGCATGCGCATTCGGATCTACGAGGGAATGCAGGTGTTTCCGGGCACCGATCTCGTAGTCACGGACGCTGCGAGTGGATTTCGTTGGAATCCGCTCATAGACGACGGCGATGCCTTGCGACTGGCTGTGAGGTTGGACTTGGGAATCGAGGTCCATTGCTCACTGGCCGTCGTCCATGTTGGAAACGGAGAACAAGAGCGCGAGAGCGTTCACTGGAACCTCCGTGATGTGCCAGACGCCTACACCGCCACCCGCCTCGCCATCGTCCGCGCTGCGGCGAAACTGGCTCGCCGACGCGTTCCGCAAGTCCCCTAGTCCATTGGGACAGCGCAGAGGCCAAACGCGGAACGTTTCGGCCTGTAGCCCGCATGGATGCTGGATTCGTGGCAGGACTCAAAATCCCCCGCCGCAAGGCGTGCCGGTTCGATTCCGGCCCCGGGCACCAGATGCTGCTCAGCCCGCCTCATGGCGGGTTCATCGTTTCCAGGCCCCGCTCAGCGGCCCTGGGCCAG